TATTGAATCTGTATTTGGATTATCTGCATTTGGAGCAAAAAAACCTTATGTTTATGGATTTTTTAAAAATCATAATGTTCCATTTGTATCAGCTACAAGTGCAAGTGTAACGGTATTAGCAGACCAAGCATATACATTTGATGCACAAGAAGCATTGACACCATTTATCCAATCACAATTGATTTCTGGAGAAAGAACAAATCTTTTCCGTTTTGAAACAATTGGTGCGGGAAATGCAGCAAATACTAAAGTTAAAATCGGTATTACAAACATTAAAGCAGCAGGTTCTGTAAATGGTACTGATTACGGTACATTCACAGTTGTTGTTAGAGATGGTTCTGATACAAACAAAAAGAAAGTAGTATTGGAAACTTATTCTAATGTAAACTTAGACCCTAACTCTCCTAACTACATCGCAAGAGTAATTGGTGATAGAAAAAGAACAATTGCATCAGATGGTAAAATAACTGAAAATGGTGATTGGGTTAATAACTCAAAATATATTAGAATTTCTGAATTAAACGAAAACTCACCAGTTCAAGCAGTTCCTTTTGGACATGGAGCTTATACATTACCAATCTCAGCATCAGCAGGAATTGGTTCATTAATTCCTTCAGTAACTTATGTTAGTTCTTCGGCAACTGTATATGGTGGTATTGATTTAGATGGTAATACTGATAACTCAATTTACTTAAAGCCAATTCCTAACGGAGCAGGTGTAGGTGCTAACGTAGCATTTGGAGTAGATGCGGCAAACGGAGGAGCATTATCTGTTGGTAATTCAGCAGCACAATTCTTAGTAGCATTCCAAGAAGGTTTTGATGGTATGAGCCCCGCAACACCTATCTACAAAGGAGATAGTATTATAGCAGGAAACTCACAAGGATTTAATCTTTCTACATCATTATCATCTGGCTCTATTGCTTACGGAAAGCACGTATCGGCATTATCTAACCAAGATGAATACGATGTTAATATGATTGTAACTCCTGGTGTTATTAGAAGATTGCACACCGCGGTAACAACTGATATTTTAGATATGGTTGAAGAAAGAAGTGATTGTTTCTACATAATGGACACAACAACATATTCGGATTCAATAACAAACGCAGTAGGACAAGCAAATGATGTTGATTCTAACTACGCAGCATCTTACTACCCTTGGATTAAAACTATTGATGTTAATACTAATAAGTTAATTGCAGTACCACCATCAGTATTATTACCTGGTGTATTTGCATCTAACGATAGAGTAGCAGCAGAATGGTTCGCACCAGCGGGTTTAAATAGAGGTGGATTGATTGGAGCAGTAGCAGTTCAAAATCGTTTAACTCAATCGGAAAAAGATACATTATATGAAGGAAAGGTAAATCCAATCGTTCAGTTCCCAGGACAAGGTATCGTAGTATTCGGACAAAAAACATTACAAGATAAACCATCTGCATTGGATAGAATCAATGTAAGAAGATTATTATTAACTGTTAGAAAATACATCGCATCTACTTCAAGATATTTAGTATTCGAACAAAATACTTCTGAAACTAGAAACAGATTCTTAAACATCGTAAACCCTTACTTAGAAGCAATTCAACAAAGACAAGGACTTTATGCATTTAGAGTTGTGATGGATGATTCAAACAACACACCAGATGTAATTGATAGAAACATTATGAAAGGAGCTATCTACTTACAACCAACTAAGACAGCTGAATTCATTCAAATTGATTTCAACATCTTACCAACTGGAGCGGCGTTTAACGGATAATTTTAAAAAACCATATTTATTAGAGAATAACATTTAAATAAAAAGAAAATGCCAGAAATATTAGAATTTGACAAGATATTTTATAAGAATTTTGAACCAAAGCTTGGTAACAGATTCATTATGGAAATCAATGGTATAGAATCATACATCATCAAAACTGCAAGTAGACCAACATTTACTTCAGAAATAGTTGAATTAGACCATATCAACGTAAAGCGTAAGATAAAGGGAAAATCTAACTGGGATGATATGAATATCACACTTTATGACCCAATCGTTCCATCAGGAGCACAACAAGTTATGGAGTGGATTAGAACATCACACGAATCATTAACGGGTAGAGATGGATACGCAGCATTCTATAAGAAGGATATTACTTTCTATTTGTTAGGACCAGTTGGTGATAAGGTTGAGCAATGGACAATCAAAGGAGCATTCATTACATCAGCAAACTTTGGTGAATTGGATTGGGCTTCAAACGACCCTGTATCAATTGAATTAACTTTAACATTTGATTACGCAGTATTAGAGTACTAAAATTAAATAAAGTAATTGAAATATGAGGGGAGCAGAAATGTTCCCCTTTATTTTTTTAAAAATGTGATATATATTAATAAACACATTAAGTTATATTATGGAAGAACAATTAGAACAACAAGTTACGAGAGGTTTAGGGACACCCCAAGCTCCAACTCAAAAAAACTTCCCATTTGCAACGGAAGTTATTTCATTACCATCAAAAGGTTTAACATACCCAGAGAGTTCACCTTTAGCAAAAGGAGAGATTACTCTTAAATTGATGACTGCAAAAGAAGAAGATATTTTAACTTCTACCAATTTAATCCGTAAAGGAATACATTTGGATAGATTATTAGAATCAATTGTAGTAGAACCTGGTGTTAATATCAATGACCTTTTAATTGGTGATAAAAACGCAATTTTGATTATTACAAGAATGTTAGCGTTTGGTCCTGAATACGATGTTACGGTAAATGATTCGGTATCAGAGGAAGATGTAACTGTAAAAATAGATTTATCTAAATTAAAAACAAAAGAAATCGATTATACTTTATTAAATAGAAATAACGAATACGAATTTACTTTACCAAAATCAAAAACTCCAATTAAATTTAAATTACTTACTCATGGTGATGAACTTGCAATTCAAAAAGATGTTGAAGCAAGTGAAAAAGTTTTAAAACAAGGAAACGAAATCACTACGAGATTCAGAAGAATCATTACGGAAGTAGATGGTAATAGAGATTTAGGATATATTAGTAACTTTGTTTCGAATCGATTATTAGCAATGGACTCTAAAGCATTGAGAAAACATATTTTATCATTCACTCCCGATTTAGATTTAGTTACCGAATACGAAAATTCAGCAGGTGAGACGGAGGCTCTCCGTATCCCGTTTGGGATAGACTTTTTTTACCCTTCCGAGTAACTATTCCGTATTATTGCATGAAACTATTTTTCAAATGGTTTATTATGCAAATGGTGGGTTTAATTGGCATGATTTATATTTCATGTCAACTAAACTCCGTCAGTTCTATTGGAAAGAATTATTAAAAGTAAAAGAGGAAGAAAGAGAGAATATTGAAAAATCTAAACCATCTAATACAAATAATTCATCTAAAACTAAAAGAAGATGATATTTATATGAGTAATATAAATTAAAAATACGATTATGTCCAAAAGAGTATTATCAGAAGGAGTTTTAGATAAATTTTTCAATTTATTTTTAAAAGCAAAATCACAAAATAAAGAATCTGGATGGTTATCTCGTTTAAGAGATAAAGACCCGGAACTGGCAGATATATGGTCTGGATGGGATAACGATATGAATAAAGTTTTAGCTTCAGCTAAAGCTATGGCAAAAAACAGAAATCTTGATACAACAGAGATTGATGCGGTAATTAAAAAATATAGTTAATATATAATAAATGGCTGCTCCAAAAAAACCCAAATTAGCAACTAAAAATTCAGTTAAAGCACAAAAAGACCAGGCAACCGCTGGTTTAGAAAGTGCTTTTGCCAAAACAACTGTAGGATTAGAAGAAAATGATAGATTATATGAGCAAGCTCAAAAAAAATTAAAAGGTCAATTAGCTATACAAGAACTTATAAATAATGGTTTAAAAGAAGCAAAAGGTTTAACAGAAGAACAAGTAACTGCTACTGGAAAACTTTCCAAAATGTGGGGAGATTTTCAAAGTTTAGCTGCACAATACCATCAAGATGTTAAAGATGGTGTAATGACCCAAGAGCAAGCTAATAAAAAACTAAAAGAAATGCGTGTTGGATTTGATAGGATGTTAAAATCATCTCAACTCAACACTAAAGAAACCGAAGATTTATTGCAAGTATTTAAAGATATGGGTTCAGAAATGAAATCCGTTGAAAAGGCATATGATAAAACTGCTAAAAAAGCAGGATTATTAAATGCAGCAATAGACCATGTAGGTTCATCGGGTGTTCCATTAATGCAAGAATTTGGAGGTGTTCTTAAAAATGTAGTTGAAAAAAATGCCGAAGGTGCAAGATTAGCAATGACTGCTTTAGGAGCAGCTGCGGGCGCATTATCAATGAAATATTTTGGTGCGGAAACGGAAGCAGGTACTAAAGCATTAAACGATGCAAAACAAAATCTAATCGATGGTCAAAGAGAAGTTTTAAAACTTGCTAATAAACGTGGGTTTATAACCCAAAGAGCAGATTTAGAAACAAAGCAAAATAATATAAATACTTATGGTGAACTTAATAAACTTGAACAGAAAAAGGGATTCATAGGTAAACAAATAGGTTTAGAAGTAAATCAAAATAGTATAGATACTGCCAATGAGGTAAATCGATTAACTATTGAAGCTGCACATTCATCTCAAAGAGCAGCAATACAATTTTCAGCACAATTACAAACGGGTGCAGCCGAATTCAAAGCAGCTGCTAAAACTGCACTTTATGGTAAAGGTATAGGTTCAATTGGGTATGGTGCAGCACAAATGCAATTAGCAGGTGTTGGTGCAGAAAATGTAGCCGCTTCTTTAACAACTGCAACAAAAGCATTGGGTACTAAAGTAACTTCCGATGTAGCAGCTGATATGGCGGTATTAGAAAAAAGAACGGGACAATCTTCTGAAAATATATCAGGTATGATGTCGTTCTTTAAAAGAATGGGCAAACTTACAAATGAAAGTGCATTAAATATGACGGAGGGTATGCGAGCAATGGCAGATTCTGCGGGTATAGATTTGGGTGGATATATGGAAGAGGTTGCACAAGCATCCAAAGAAGCATTAGGATACCAAATCAAATCAGGTCCTGCATTACAAAAGCAAGTTGCATATGCACAACAATTAGGAGTTTCATTTGGCGATATAGCGAAAGCAGGTAAGAGTATGGTTTTGAACTACAAAGATAGTATCAAAAAAGAAATGGAGTTATCTGCAATGTTAGGTAAAAATGTAAACCTTTCAGAAGCAAGAGCACTATTTGCACAAGGTAAAACCGATGATGCATTAAAATCCATAAAAGCACAAGGGTTAGACCCAACAAAGATGAATATGTTTCAACAAGAAGCATTATCACAAGCTTTGGGTGGAATGGATTTGGATTCAATACAAAAAATTGCAACTGGTAGTGCTAAAGATGTAAGTGCACAAACTGGAAATGTAAAAGGTGGTAATAAAGAATTTTTAAAAACAACACAATCTGCACAATCTACATTAGCATCACAAACGGCATCTATACAAGCACAGACTGCAATTGTAGATGCTAAATTATCAGGTCAAATAACAAAAGCATATTTGGAATCTGATGGATATAAACAATATCAAAAGAATTTATTACAACAACAAAAAGACCAAGCATTATTAGAAAATGAAATAACAAATTCATATTTAAAATCCCCTGCGTATCAAAAATACCAATCGTTTTTACTCGGCCAACAAATGGCAGAATCAAAATTAAATACGTTAGAAGAAAATACATTTATTACAAGTTCAGGTGCAATTAAAAATGCAGCGGATGCAGCTAAATTGGGTATTGAACGAATGTTTGATGAAAATTGGAGAACTGGATTAGCAGCTATTGCCGGTGGAATTGGGGGTAATATTGTAGGAAAGGGTATTGAAAAATTAATGGGTGGAGTTCAGAAAGTATTTGTAGTAAATCAGGATGGTGATAGTAGTGTTACAGATATGTTGGATAGTGATGGACCTGATTCTAAAAATAAAAAACCAAGAAAAACAAGAGGACCAAAAGGACCTCGTGGACCTAGACCTGGAGGAAGCAAAATGTCAAAAATATTTAATTCCGCTAAAAGTTTATTACCAAAGATTACTAATTCTTTAAAACCTGCCAATTTATTAAAAGGTGGCGCGAAATTACTTAAAGGTGGATTACCTGGTATTATTGGTGGTTTGGCGTTGAATGCTTTTGGAGAAGACCAAGCCGCAAAAGGAAACAAAAAAACGGCAGCAGGTGCTGATATTGCAAGTTCTGCATTATCTGGTGCAGGTTATGGTGCAATGATAGGTTCAATTATTCCAGGTGTTGGTAATGTTGTTGGTGGTGCAGTTGGTGGTGTATTAGGTGGTGCATATGGGTTATATCAAAACTGGGGTACAATGACTGCCCCATCTGCCCCCGCAGCTAAAGCACCATCTACGGCTAAAACACCTGCCAAAGCAGGAACAACTACTGTTGTTGGAGCACCTGGAGCACAGGGTGGTGGAGTATCAGTACCGGCAGGGATGTTATCTGCGGCAGAATATCAAGTAAAATTACAAATAAAAATGGTTCAACTAATGGGTGTAAGTGCTGCATTATTAGAAGCTATCTTATTGGAAACTGATTCTAAACCTGTTCTTAGTGTTAATGGAATTAAATTAAACCAACAATTAATGGCATCGAGTTTAAAAACAATGGCAGTTAATAGAAGAGATGGTGGAACTCCGAGAATGTAATAAATTTAAATAACTCATATTTATAGTAAATCAATACACTATAAATGCCAACAATATTAGAACTTTTTGATTCTGGAAAAAAAGAACTATACAATAAAGAACTTATTCGTATAGATAGTAGAGGGTTAGTTAATCCACCAAGAGCAGCAGCATTACTAGCATCTTCTCCCAATACTGTTGCAGATTTAGTAGGTGGGCAAATAGCGGGAGCTATTGGTGGAGTTGCAAACAGACCATCGGATACTATATTTAAAGGAGATACCCCATTAAGTAAACCAATTACATTAACTGCATTCACAGAAGCAGGTTTAAAAGATGTAGTAGAAAAGGGTACTGATTATACTATAAAACAAAGTCCTACACCCAATTCAGTTCTTAATTCACTATCACAAGGTGGCTCATCTCCAATAGGTCTTGCAACTAATTTGGCAATTCAAGGATTAAATAAATTTGGAAGTAAAGATGGTTTAACAAAATTGAGTGATTCTTTAAAAAATAAATCTAATGAAAATGCTTACACAAATAAAAAACCATTTTCAACACATTTAAGAGGAACACAGAGAACATCCGTTGAAAATAGAACTTGGAGTATGTCAAATGAAGATTTGAATGATATTCAATATTTTGAAAAAGATTTAGCACTACAAGACTGGATAAAAGAAAATCGTTTTCAAAATCAAGTTCCAATAACATTTCAAAAATATGGTAGTAATACAATAGTTCCATTTGTAGGAGCAATATCCGGAATAAATGAAGATATACAACCAGAATGGAGTAATTTTAGATATGTTGGAAATCCATTTAAAACGTATAGGTATCAAGGAGTTGAACGTTCTGTAAAGTTCAATTTAAAATTATACTATATGGATATTTCTTCAAAACAATCAATGATTAAAAAAATAGAATATTTAAAATCATTAACATTTCCTGATAGTAAAATTTCAGTAATGACATATGCCGGTTCTCAAACATCACAATATGCGTTTTCACCAAATTTAATAACATTTTCAATTGGTGATTTATATAAAGATATGTTTGGATATATGGAAAGTTTATCATTTGCTATAGATGATAACGTTGTTTGGTCTAATTTTAATCCAAAAAATGAATCAGATGGTGATAATTCTTTATACCCATCTGTAATGGATGTTTCTATTGGAATAAAAATAATAGAAAATCATAAAATAGAAGATAACGAATTTAAATATAATTTTAATGGTACTAGAGTATTTGATAAAAAATCAATTAAAGCACCAGATACATCATCTCCTGAGGAATTACAAGCATTATCAGATACGGGAGAAATAACATATAAACAAATACAAATAGGCGTTGAACCAATAGATGAAACCCAAATGAGTTCAGAGGAAATAGCAGCTTATTATGGACATGGGATACTATGAAATTAAGTAAATAGATAAAAATGGCTAGTAGATACCAATATACAACCGAATTAACAACTGATAATACTAAAAGAAAGTATTTAAGTTCTGTTATATATCCAAAAATAAAAGCAACTGATAACGATATGTATGTAATATCGGAAGCAAGTGATAGATTGGATATATTGGCAAGTAAATACTATGGAGATAAGTCATATTGGTGGGTTATTTCAATTGCAAATAATTTAAACGATGCTTCGTTTCATATAGAACCAGGTCTTCAATTAAGAATACCATCAGATTTACCAACTATTTTAAGAGATTTTGACAAGATAAATAAATAAGTTATGCCCGCAATTCCATATATCCAACCCATAAAAAAGTGGATTACAAACGAATTAGAATTAAGAGCTAGTAACCCTGGTAGATTAATTAAAACACAACCATTTGTTATATTAACATCCCCCGCCGTTGTAACAACTACCGAACATAGTGTAGATATGATTGTAGATGAAAAATATAATGCAAAATATCATGGGTGTGTTTTATCAAATACAACGGATATTGGTAAATTATATCAAACCGGTAATACCATTGTAGGATATGATTTAGATGGAAAAGCAATTGAAGTAATCGGTGAATCAAACAGAAAATTATCAGTACCTTTAATTATTGATTTGCAAATTGAAGATGGTGGTGAAAACGCAGTATTAAAAACGGCAAAATTAAACATAAAAGTATTTTCACTAAAACAATTGGAAATGTTTGAAATGTTTTTTTTAAGACCAGGTATGCAATTGTTATTAGAATATGGAAATAATTCAGATTTAACTACCAATACTAATGAAATTCAAAATAATTTATTTCCAAAAAATAAATGGAAATCTTTTGTAGAAGAATTTACAAATGTGTATTCTCCATTGGAGGAAAAATGGGCAGCTAATAAAAAAACATATTTAAAAAAATTAGAAGATACAAAGGGTAATTATGACGTTTGGACGGGTAAAGTTTTAACTTATTCATTTTCGGTTGATGCAGATGGAACATATAATGTAAGTTTAGAAATATCAGCAGGAAACGAATTAGCATCTCAATTACTTAGTCAATCTTCAAAATCAGAAGGTAAAAAAAGTGCAAAAGTAGTAAAAGGTGATGTAAAATCATATATTACAAAAATTGCAGAAGATATAGATACCAACTTATTGACAACTTTTAAAGATACAAAAAAATGGGAAAAGGAATTTTTTAATTGGGGTATAGAAGAGAAAAAAGCAGAAGATAACACAATATCAAAAACTCCTTACATTTCGTTTAGATTAATATTAGAAATTATAAATTCGTTACATCTTTCACCTAATATAGTATGTGGTACGGTTGGTGATAATAAAGTGTTACCAGTATCTGCCACAAAATTTATGATGTCATCTAACGAAAATGTTATTTTTCCCGGAACATTACCTGATATAAATGTAGATATTGATGGAAACATTAAAGTTGGGCATATAAAAGTTACTGACCCTAAAACAAAAAAACAAACATTCAAAGTTTCCGATGGAAAAAAATCTTTAATAAACGGTTATTCATTTATTTTGGATGATAGTGGTGCGAAAATTACTAATTTTAAATTACCAACAGACCCAACTAACATAGAATTACCTGCTTATACTGGTAATTTATTAAATGTATTTATAAATTATGAAAGATTTGCAGATTTAAAAAAGAATTCAATTAAAAATTCAGATTTATTATACGAACTTTTAACTTTAATTCAAATGAGTATGTATGGGTATTCCTATCTTGAATTATCAACTCCAGATAGTAGTTCAAATTCAAATCAAGGATTAACAATTATTGATAGAAAATTACCAAGAGTATTTACTCCAACACCAAACTCTCCTACATATAGATTTAAAATTGGACCAACAAATTCAATTGTACAAACATTTTCATTTGATTTTCAAATGAGTGATATGATGGCAGGACAAACTTTGTATGCATCTCAATTAGAAATTTCAGAAGCAACGGAGGATAGTGGTACTCAACAATCTGAAAATTTAAGATATAAGCAAAATTTAGCTGAAAATGCAGATATGAAAACTCTTAAAAATGCAGATGGTTTTCATTCTATAAATCCGATTGAAGTTAAAATACAAAAAGAACTTTATAGGAAAAAACAGGAAGATGCTGCAAAAGATGCAAAAGATGCCAAAAAACCATCGGATAAAGAATTGAATGAAGCTAAAGTAGCAAAAGAAAAAGCAAAAACGGAAAAAGTAAAACAAGCTAATGAATCTTTAGATAAAACCTTTGTTAGATTTAAAATTGGTAATGACAAACATAATTTAATCTATACAGATGAATCTTTATTAAAATATTATTTGGTAAAAACACCGGCACCAGATACAGTTTTAGTTTCTGGTATAACTGTTACTATTGCAATTGATGGTATATCAGGACTTGCTACTGCGGACTATTTTCTTATAGATGGGGTTCCAGAAGTATATAATCAAAACGGATGTTTTCAAATTACATCAATACAACAAGGAATTAACGCAGAAGGTTGGCTAACTACAATTACTGCCGATTGGTTAAGAAAACAAATATAATAATGTACACAGATTTAATTAAAGATAGAGAACTACCATCATTGTTTATACCACAGACGATTGTACCATCGCCAACGGAAACCGATTATGCTAAAGGTTTTGTAGAAAGATTTTTTACTCAAAAAGCAAACGATATAAATGGATTCGTATATGAGATAGATGAAAAAACTTATATACAATTATTAAAAAACCCATATTGGTTATCTGAAAGTATTTATTGGAGAATAGCAGGACCATTAGATATGGTATATAATGATAATGGTATGGTTATGGATAAAGGTATATTTAATGCAAATACTGCATCTATACGATTGGGTGCAGAAAAGATAAAAAATTTAGGATTATATTTACCTAATATTTTACAATTTCATAAATAAATTTTGAAATGTGAATTATTTTTTGTATCTTTGTAGATATGAATATAATTGAAACAGATAAAGATTTACACTTACTAAATCCAGAGGAGATTTTACTGATAGTTCCTGTATGGAGTTCTCAAAGGGGACATCAATCAATGTTTCCAATTTCATTTGTATATATAAAAACCAAAGATACGGATTTTATTTTAAATTTCCAACACATCGATGCAGATTCCGTTACACCATTCCCAATATCTAAACTCTGCAATCCAAACACATTAGTATTAGGAAACCGATATATCCAATCAAACGGACTTGATTATGAGTGGGTATATTTTGAATCAGTAGGTAAACCTTTTGTATTTAATGATTTTGTAGAAACTCTTTTTAAGGGGTATAGAAATGATTATCTTTTCAACAACGACTGTATTCCTCTTATGAAGTGGTACGAACTCTTAAAATCAATACCTGAAGGTTTTGAGATAAAGGATTGGTATCGTAAGTATTCGGATTCAATCTCTCTATTAGGAAAAGTGGAAGGGGCGGGGGTTCAAGTCGAAGTGGAAAATTTTATTGATAGATTTAGCTTCGATTATAGATACATCAATGAGGGTAGGGTACACACACAATACAATCCATATACCATTACGGGTAGACCATCCAATAGACACTTAAACGTAAATTACTCTGCTCTTCCTAAAGGCGATGGGAGTAGGGGAACTATCATAAGTAGATTTGAGGAAGGAACTTTAATTGGATTTGATTATGAATCGTATCACATCCGTTTAATCGCGGGGTTGATAGGGTATAAGTTTCCTACGGGTATATCTGCTCACCAATACCTTGCAAACCATTATGGGTGTGATTACGATACTGCAAAAGGATTAACCTTTAAGTATTTGTATGGAGGTTTAGACGACTTTGCAAGAGGGATACCGTTCTTTCAAAAAGTAGATTCATACATTGAAAGTTTGTATCAACGGTATGTAATTTCGGGTAAATTAACGACACCTTTATTTAAAAGGGAAATTAATCATAATCGAATCGAATTACCGAATCAACAAAAAATATTTAACTATCTTCTACAAGCATTAGAAACTGAAATAAACTATATGAAGATGGTAGAGATGTTGGAGTTTATGGATGGGATGAAATCAAAAATAATCTTATACACATATGATGCGTTCTTAATCGACACCCACCCATCCGAAAGGGAACAAATTTTGAACCTCCTACCGACCATTATGGAAAAAGGTGGATTCCCTGTCAAAGCAGATGAAGGAACGAATTATGATAATTTGGTTCATTTACAATAAAGTTTTATATTTATACAATATACACAAACACAAACATATGAAATTAGTAAACTTAATTCCTTTAAGGGAAATGGATTTTAGAAATCAGGCAGCATTTGATTCATATCAAAAACAACATACGTTAAGACCTGATACAAAGATAACAATTGCAGGTAAAACTACAACTGCTGGTCAAGCTGCTCAAAGTTCTGAACCTGTAAAAGGAACATCGGTATTTGGTGGAAATAGTAGTTCAAAAAAAACAAAAACTGATAAATCCGATATGGGTGTAGATTCAGTTGTGTATAACAAGAGAACAAAAACAGTTGGTAT